ACTTCTCAGTCTCTTCGCGCTGCTGGAACGCCGGGCACACATCGCAGCGGAAGCACTGCTTATCGCGGCAGAACTCATTTGCCGTCATCGTTTGCGCGATTTCACCCGTCTTGGGGTCGCTAATGTTGACCTCTTGGCGTTCGACCCAAGTCTTGCAGTTGAACGCCTTGAAAGCCTTTGCAACACGGGGAATGCCCTTACGGACCTGATTTCGACCAACGAAGCCGACGATGAACTTATCGGCAAACTCCTTGCCGAGAGTCATGCCTTTACGCTTAGTCATCAGCTCATCGTGATCAGTATTCTCATTTGTGCCTTCCGGATACCATGGGCGGAAGGTCACCTTGTCAACACCATGCAAAATCAGTCGCGGCGCACGGAACGGCACTTGCTGTTCGACAATTTCTTGACCGAACTTGCTGAAGGTCACAAGGCAGTCCGGCTTGCGCAATGATGATTGCCACGGGATTGAGATAACGTCACGGTCAATCGGCACGTAAGCAAGCCACATGAAGCTATCACGCGCCCTGCAAACAGCCACATGGTCAGTCATCCACGGGTCGCCAAGCGTCAGAACCACCTTTGGCTTGACATTGTCAATGATAGCATTGAAGCTATTCTTGCCGAACTGGTCCTCGCCAGTCCAAAACTGCGTTGTGTGCAGATGAATGCCCATCGAGCGGGCTTGCTCAAGGTGATTTGGGTTGGCGTGCCACCCAAGATAGTGCACCTCGAAAGTGTCCATCGAAGCGAGCCTAGCGCAAAGCTCACGACCGACAGTACCAAAGCCGGTGTCACCCCAATCGGACATGAACAGAATCTTGATTTTGTTATGAGTCATTTTCGTTCTAGCTTTTACTGATAGTGACTACCATTCAAGCATAGCTATTAGAAGCACTTCATAATGAAGCTACGAAAACAAACCAGCCCCGCCGTGTGTGGTTTGACGGCAGGGCTGGCTCTTCTAACTACGGTATCAGAAATCGCTCACCGACACAACGGTCGTCGGGATGCTCGACAAGCCCCTGATCACAGCAGCCTCACCGACGAGGACGCCACGACGGAACTTGCCAACCATCACCTCCGCATCATGCAGCAGATCCTGGAAGTTACCCAGGCTCAGCGGCAAGCGGTTCGTGCTGATGAGGCGCTTCTTGGACTCGATCATGTAGGCCGTGCCAGACGGGATGTACTCCGTCACGATCAGCCTCATGCGGCCAGTCACCTCGTTGCGCGCAGCGCTACCGACACCAAAGTCGCCCGGCGTGGTCATGGCCAGCTTGGCGAGAGGCTCACACTCCGGCGGGACCAGCAGGACGTCAGGACGGTGACGGTTGCGGCGCATGGTCGTTGAAGCTTCATTCAACGTGTTGATCATCTTCGCCACGTTTGACGTACCCGTGCCGCTGAAGCTAGTCGTGCCACTGAGGCCAGAGCTGACCGACGCCAAGATAGCGCCATAGTGAATGGCGGCCATCTTGTCATTCGCAGCCGAACGGAAGTCCTCCGTCACCATCTCGATCAGGCCCATCTGGCCATCGGTGAACCACTCGTTCGAGTAGCCGATAGCAGCGCCGTACTTGACGTGACGAACGTACTTCTCAGCCGACGTGACTCGGTTGAACTTGATCTCGCCGTTCTCACCAACCTCGGTGAACATGATGCCGTAAGCACCAGCCGAGGCCGCATCCTCAGCGGCGTTGAACGTAGCCGGCTCGTTAGCGCCTGAAAGCTGCGTCACCACCTGTGAGGGGCGGAAGGGGAACAGTTCACCATGACCACGGCCAGGGATCACGCGGAAGATGTCCTGCCAACCGATGTCGGCAGAGTTATCGTTCTGCATGAAGAACTCATTGACCGCAGTCGTGAAGAACTGCTTGGTGTCGGAAGTCGCGATGATTTCCTGCACCTGACCATCTTCCTCAATGACCATCTGGCCATTGCGGAAGTTGACATTATCCTTGAAAAGCTTGCCCATCTGAGTTGTCCTCTTTTGTTAGATCACGCCAGCGTCGCGGGGGCGATCGCAGCCAGACCGTGCAGCGGCAAGCCGGTGAGCTTGACGTCAACCACGTTCATTCCAGTGAAGGGGACCGTGGTGGCCGTGTAGTTACCGCCAACCGCGAACCCGACAAGAGCGCCACTGATGGCACCCATCCAAACATCGCCGATGACGTTATCGGTGACGCCCGAGGCCACGTTGCTCGTGAACTGCGCCCAAAGCGGGTCGCCATCAACGACAAGCGTACCGGAAGCAGGCAGGCGGAAGGTAAACACGCCCGCGATGGTCATGTCACCCTTGCCGGTGCCCGTCTGTGACTCAGCTGCAACGCCGTCGCCGATCTGAATCGGACGACCGTCCAGCGTAGTCAGTTGGACCGTTGAACCAGTGATGTCATCCTCGACAACACCGATCCAGGCTCTGCCGGTCGCCGCGCTACCCGTGCGACGGTAGAGGCTACCGCCCACGATTGTACCACTCGTCACGCCACTGATCGTGATCGAGTTACCCTGCTGACGAAAGTTCTTAGCCATTTGATGTTTCTCCTACTGTGATCAGTTGCCAGCACGCTTGGCGCGTGCATCAACGATGCTTGAAGCCAAAATGGTATCAAGCTTCGCGCCACCCTTACGAGCGGGCGGGTTATCGGTGTGTGTGCGACGAGCGGCAGTGGCGCGCTCGCCACCGACCATCTCAGCCAGTTCGGCGATCTCGGCGTAAGCGGCACCCATGCCGTCACTCAAAGCCGCCTTGCTCTTCTCCAGGTCGCCCTCGACAACCTTAATAGTGACGCGCTTCATAGCGACATCAACCAGTTTGGCGTCATTGCCGGGCTTGGCCTTCATCTCAACAACCTGCTCGGCCATGTAAACCTTCAGGTCGCCTTCGATTCGAGCGTTACGCTCGTCTTCGAAACGCCTCTGCCATGAAGTTGACTCGTCCTTAGCGGACTGAACAGCAGCCTGCATCTCAGCGACCTCAGCAGCCATCGCCGCCTTCTCATCCTTGAACTTTTCGCGCTCCCGCACCAGTTCACGAGTCGAATTCGCGATCTCCTGAATCTCAGTCGCCGACTGCTCACCAACAAGAGCCATAATTTCGGTCTTGTATTCGGCGAGCAGCTCTTCCTTGGTGAGCTTCTTAGTCATCGTGTCCTCAGTTATGGTTTCAGTTCCAATTGTGGTAACTACCATCTCAGATACAATAGCTGTCACTCCAGCGTGAACTAGACCGCCTGCACCCGGATTGCAGAAATCCACACTCTTCAAAGGCTTCACAAGATGGGTAACGTTTCGGGTAGTCTCAGTACCCGTTCTAGTCATCCTGGCAGTGCCAAGGATTGAAACGCTACCAGCCATCTTCTTCTTGATGTCATTACGCAGCTTGCCATCTGCATTAGAGATGTAAGCCTTTCCAATGGCGGCGAGTACTTTCTTGCCTTCGACGTCAATTACCTGCTCTCTAGCAGCGATGATTCTACCGACAGGTTCGCGGTACTTCCAGCTCTGCGTACCAGGCTCTTCATGGCCCTTGTACATGTTCACGCCTACCATGGCGTCAACGCACGACTTGACAGCCGGTGCGGTGTAGATTCTATCGTTGTTGCTCAAGCCTTCATAGAGGCCGACAAACTCAACAAAGAATGGATTCTCGTCGTCCTTAGTCATCTCTTGGACAACGTCATCGTTGAGCGCAATAACACCATCAGACGTCTTCCACACATCTTTGTCAGTGATCTCACTGACATTGTGCGAAAGAAGCTCGAAACCGATATTCTGCTCTGTTGAACTCATATCTCGTTCGCGTTCTTTAGGTGTTCGCGCTCATCGCGGTAAATCCTATTATCAAAAACAATCGGATAGAATCTTCCTGGACTCCTAAGCATGATGGCCACTTTCGCCATCTTCACAGGATCCCTCGTTCCCAGATACTGATTGCACATTTCTTGAAGATTGGAATTAGGAGTCATAAAGCCATTGCAGATTTTCACAGTCTTCGAAATGACGCTATTCAGCTCAATATGCTTCTGACGCCAACTCAGCAAGAAATCTTCTGTTCCGCACAGATCGCCAGCTTTTTCGCACTCTTTATTGAAGTGCTTCTCGAAATACTTATAATCGAAGATGTATCTCGACCTAGCATCCTTGTGATAGGCCGAGTACATTCCGATCAACTGCCAAGCTGAGTAGATATTCTCCCGATGGAAGTGAAAGCACATGTAGTGCTCGCGGTATAGCTTACCGCCAATTCTAAACATCAACTGGAACGACTCCCGCCTGTTTCACGGCTTCTATCGCGCCGAGGGCGTATTTCAACGTCGCCAGCTCTTGATTCACGCTCGCTCGCCGCTGTAGCAGCGTTTGCAAGCGCAGTTTCAGACTTCGATGCCTCATCTGGCGTAGGTTCGGTGGGATCGAGCACCATACCGACATCGACCTTCTTTTGCATGATCTCTGACTGCTTCTGAATGTCACGATCCATCTCATCGAGCTGACGATCGTAGTTCAAGTTCAATCTAGCAGCAGCAGTGCGCGGCGACAAGTAGCCGCCTTCGAGTCCGAGCTTGTTGGTTTGCGCAACCTCAAGATCCTTGTCCTGCGAGATGGTGGGGAACTCAACTCTGCCAGTGAAGGGCTTTGCATCCCCTTCGTCGTCGGTTTCAATGGTCAAACCAGAGTTGATGCCATACTTTGACTTGACGGTCAGTACAAACTGGAAGACCATCATCATATAGTGCGCCCACAGGTCTTGCCGGTCTTCAAACTTCTTGATGACAGGCAATTGCTGCGTCTTCGATGTCGCAAGGTTGCTATTGCTGCCGTCAGCAAGCATGAACTCTGCGAAATTGACGCCAGCGGCAATAATCAGCAAGATGGCACGACGAGCCTCTTCGTTATGCGACGCCGGCCCCTTGAACTCAAGAATCTTCCACTCCTCGCGGTCATTGTGGACAGGATTCGAGCCAATCGACCACCCACGGTAGCGCGAAATGGCTGCCGACACTTCATCTGGCGTACCGTCCTTGATACTGATGTCAAAGCACGGTGAACGATACAGCTTGTTGATGACAACGCCGTCGCGCAGGAACTCTTGGTAGTTGTCCAACCACTCTTTGATGGGAATCAAGTCAGATTGGCCGAAAACGTCCATATTGCCCGAATTCAGCTTAATTTGAACGACGCAGCCGGTTTCATCGGCATCGCTTTCGTAGTCATACTTCGAGATATCCGGGATTGTGCGGGTGCGCTGTTTATAGTCACCCTCGGAGTACTCAAAAATGTAGTTGTAGATGTCACCAACGTCCTCTTCAGCAGTCTCAATGTTACTGATGTTCTGTGGCGGGATGAAAGTGACTTGAGTGTCACCCGGTCGCCAGATAACACGGTTTCCGATCTTGGTCTCAGCCTTCTTCGGCCTCAGCCACATGTAGACTTCGCCGAATGCACTCAATTCATCTGATGCAGAACGCAGCCTCACTTCAAGCTTGTTCTTTTTGAAGAACTTAACTGCGTAGTACTGAGCCACTTTATCATCGAACTCAAAGATGAGTCCGCGACCAAGGGTAAAGTACGAACTTGTGTGGATGATGTTGCCGCCAAGCGGGTCGAACTTCCAAAGACGGTATGCCTCATCTAGAAGCTGCTGACGGTTGGCTTCAGGCAGCTTGAACGGCTGCAAACCGACGTTGATCATCAGTGGGGTCGTGTTGAACGATCCCCCAGAATTGACCCACACCTCTTGCACAGGAGCGTCTTTATCAACGATCAAAGGATTACCCTTGGGATCTTCGACAAGCACCTTATTTGTTTTCGTGAGCTTGGTCATTTTAGTCTTTCAGCAAGTCGTAGATTCCCTTCAGCGAATCTGGTTTGTTGTACTTTCTAGAGTCGTACAAGAACTTGGGACCAAGCTTCTCGAACGACTTGCGGTCGGCGATACCCATTTGAGGCACCCAACCGCCCGCCGGTAGTATGATACCTTGAATCTCTTCTTGAGCCCAGACTGATGCAATACAACTATCGACAACGTCATCGCCCAACTTGTTGTTGAGCATCGAATACTTGTTGTAGCCGCCAGGAATTCGTTCAGCTTTGATATTGCCGAACTGGCTTAACATCTTCTGCACAATCGTGTAGCGGCTGTCATCATCGACAATCGCCGGGTAGCGAAACATGCACCCATACACGTACTTCTGCATTCTCTCATGCATCAAGTGCTTTTGCGGGCCTGTGAAGCGCAGCGGCTTTATGTACCAATCATCCCAGCCGTCTTTGCCTTGCTTATTCTCATACCTACGTACATCGATCCTAGTCAGACCGTTATCGTGCAGCGCTCGATTGAGATCATACAAAAATGCGGTGTCGAAGGCGTCGCCAAACCCGCCAACTGGTCTGAAAAATGCAATCAACCTCACCAAATCGGTGATAATGGTCTCAGGACGCGAATTAGCACCCCACTCTTGTGAGTGGAGCCAAAACACCTGATTGTTAATTTTCTCTGTGAACGTAACAGACCATGACGACGCATCCTCTCCGGAACCTGCGCCAGCGCAGTCGATGCCAATGGTCACATCACCTCTTGCCTGGTATGTGATCTTCGGATCGAGAACTATATCGATCGGAGTGTACTCGTTGTCGGCGCAGTTACGCAGCCATCTATCGGGGTAAAACGAGCTTGATTCAACGTACAGCACCAAGTAGGTTCTTGCGAACTGGTGCGGCGTTGACATTGCCTGGAACAACTTGATGTCGTTCTCAGGAATGATGCCCATTGCAACGCCATGCCAAGCGTTGAACTTGGGCAGCACATTGAACCTCAGCTTGACGCTACCGTTGATTTCCTCTGGGTGCTCAATCTTGTAGATGTTGCCGATGCCTTTGATTGTGCCCGTGATAACGCGCAGGCAGGCACTATGGCATCCATAATCATGCTGATCTTTGATTTGCGAGCCAGTCGGGTAGATGCGGGTTAGGAACGACTCCCAATCTATATCATCGAACTCTTCAAGCCATTGGTGCGTTGCGCCCAGACCGTCAACTGATGACGCCTGACCTTTGGCTTGAATCAGGCTTCGATTCATGAATTCGATGTGCTCCTTGCCGATACCGTCGCCGAGGCGTTCATCAAGGTATGCGAGGGCAATCTCTGAATTCATCACCATATCGTTCATGTAGCGCAGGTTGCGCTTGCTCTGCTCAATGGCAGGGCTATGAACGTTGACTTCGCTGTATGGCAGGCACATTGCCTCCTCAAGAAAGTAAGCCGAAACTGTGAACGACTTACGAATACGGCGGCTTCCAATCAGCATGTGGCTATCACCCTTCTCGTCCATCTCATTCATCCAATGGACTTGGTGCGGGTTCAAGTTGATGCCGGTGATATGCTTGTGCCAGAGGTAGTGATCGCCTCTGAACTTCATGATTTCACGTTCAACCGTCTTGCGGAAGTTGCCCGTGACATTCTTTCCAAGCCGTACTCTCATACCTTCTTAGGCTGTGTCGGGATGTGGCTGATGCGCTTTGGCTGCGCTGGTTGCTTTGGCGGCTCAGGCTTTGGCTGTTCGACAGGCTTTGCAGCAGCGTCCGCTTGCCGTGCAGCCTTCTGCTCCCACGTTTGGTTGCTATCTAGCTGACCTGGGCGTGCCGATGGTGTTATCTGGGCCATCGGCGGCGGTGCGCCTGGTCTAGCGCCCTGCATCTTTTTAGTCTTCGGCGCAAAGAATGCATTGTACTGCTCAAGGTTAACCATAGCAGCTCGGCGGTGCTCAGAGCAGAGCCAAGCCTGCTGTTTTTCATCTGAGCTAAAGAGCTGAATAGTTGCCCGCTTAGAGCAGTTCTCCCAATGACAGTTGATGTGTGGCTCAGTCATCGCGTAGAATCTTGCCAATTCTGATAGCAATCTCTTCGATTGATGGCGACTTGCCAAGTTCTCCAGCTACCGACTTCTCAGCATCGGGAAGCTCATCGAAGAGCAGCTCAGACCTAAAGCCCAGAGAACGCTGGTCGTCCAACGTCCGCTTCTTGATAAGCTTGCTCAGCTCATCAGGTCGGATCTTCAGCTTCAACAGGGTTCTTGAGTGGTTGTTCTCAATGCCCATGTTGTGCACCCAGCCGTTGAACTCGCCCTTCATCTCATCCAGCGGTGCGAATGTGACTTCGCGATGCACGCGCTCAGCCTGGATGCTTTTGTCGCTGCTACTCTTATCAGAGATATA